CATCACCAGATCTCCAGCCAGATCTGCTCGCGCCTGGCCAGCACGTCGGTGAGCTTGATGAAGAGGTTGTCGAAGGCTTGGCGGCTGCGGCCGATGCTTTTGCCGTCAGCGCCACGCTCGGCGCCCACGAGGATGCATCCCTCGGTGTCGGCGGCAGTGTTTCCCGGGTGGATGCGCACGCCGCTGAAGTTGGGCACGTCCACCAGCAGCGGCAGGTCGCGCTTGAACCTGGGGCTGGGCGTGATCAGCACCCGGTAGCGGCCAGCAGGGATGGCGGTCTGCCCGGGCACCTTGATGTGCTTGGGCCTCACAACGTCTTCCAGGGTCCAGCACTGCCATACGCCGTCGGCGCTGAGGCTGCCGATGGTGACATCGTGGTCAATCTGCACACGCTCAAGTCGCAGCTGCATCACCGAGCCTCCACGCGCAGCGTGACGGTGGTGCCGTTCAGGTCCACCCAAGATGCGTGGCACTCAATGTCACCAGCCGCGCTGGTGATGACCTGCAGCTTGTCGCTGGTGCTGGCGAGATTGATCACGTGGCGCCCCTTACTCGATGCGCAGCACGGCAGTGGCCGCAACCGCAGCAGGCAACGCAATGTCGAAACTGCCGCTGGTGCTGACACGCGGCGCCGATGCAAAGGCAAACACCCCGCACACGCGCCCCGCCCGGCTGGAGTTGTAGATGACGCAGCCGTCAGCGCTGATGGTGGTGCCGGTCAAGGCGGCCGGATCGGAAAAGGTCAGGATGGCCACGCTGCCGTCCAGGCTGGCCGCAAAGCCGGCCAGGGTGATGCCGTTCACGCTGGCGTAGTCGCCGCTCACGGCCACCGCGTCGGTACCCACGTTGGCCGTGGTGGGCGAGCCGCTGCCAGGAGTTCCCACGTTGGTGGTGGCCGCGCCGTAGGTGCCGGCGTGGCCCGTCTTGATGAGCAGCAGCTTGTAGGTGTCGGCAGCGGTGTGCGGCGTCATGGCCAGCAGCTCGGCCTTGAAGCTGTTGGGGAACGCAGTGGTGATGGTCATGGCTGGTCTTTCTGATCCGTAACTCGGGTCTTGGGTTGGTCGATCAGGCGCAACATCAAAAACAGCGCGCCCAAAACGGCGGGGATGCGCTCTGCGGGCACGCCCACGGCGGCCAGCATCTGGGCCTGGGTGTCAGGTGGCAGCAGGCCCCAGCCCAGTGCCAGGGTGGCCACCTGCACGCTGGCCATGCGCCAGGAGCGGCGCCAGTTGGGAATCAGTCGGGGTTTCAAGATTGGCCTCCAGATTTGAGCCACGCGACGAGAGCGGGCAGCCCGCCCAGCGAATAGACGGCCCACACGGCCACAGCGATCAGCATCACGCGCGACACCAGCGCACCGAGCGCGCCCATGACGAAGCCGCCGGCCTGCTGCTGCGCGTGTTTGCGCATCGCACCTGCCGCAGCAGCCCAGAACTCAGGGTCTGACGCGACTTCACGCAGGCCGTCGACCACAGCGGCGTGCATCTGCCGGCGGATCTGCGTCCCATCGCGGCCCTGCACTTCTTCGTGGGTGTCGATGCGGCGCTCCAGGCCTTCTGTGATCTTGCACAGGGCCTCGGCTTCCGGGGAGATCATGTCCTTGCTCATGGGGCAGCGGTCACGGCAGGTCCTTCCATTGCCAGGGTCTAGTAGTTCGCGCGCTCGATGCGCACCACTACACTCTTGAGCGTCATCGTGTCGGCGGTGTTTGCCAGCTGCCCGGTGATGAACAGCACCTGGGTGGCCCGGAAGTCAATGGCTGCTGTGGTCGGCGCGCTGGCCGAGCTGGCATAGCCTTCGGCCACGGTGGCGCCGCTGGTGGCGGTGTGTTCCATGATCTGGCTGGTGAGCACGTCACGCATGCGCAGGGCCACCCGTGGGCCCATGGCCTGGGTGGTGGCGTCGGATGCGCTGCTGTACACCGTGGTGGCCACGGCAAGGTAAGCGCCAAAGCGCACCCGCAGCGTCTTGGCACTGGCCCCGGCGTTCATTTGCACGATGGGGTGCACGCTGAGCACGTCGCCCGGCTTGAGCGTGTAGCCCACCAGGCTGATCTGGTACAGCGCCGTTTCGGTGGTGGTGCCGGTCAGCACCACGTCGGTGAGCTTGGTGCCGATGACGCCGCCGTCGGGGTTGCTGCGCATGGGCGGCAAGGTCAGCAGCCGCGCAACGCGGAAGTCGATCATGCGGCTGTAGGGTGCCGGGTCCACCAGGCGGTCCAGGTCGCACTCACTGCTGGCGGGCGGGATGCCAGACTGCTGGCGGTACACGCCCACCATCCAGTAGTTGGCTGGGGCTGGAGTGCCGTCCAGGTTGCGGGCGTTCAGTGTGGGGCCGCTGTAGGTGAAGACCTGCTCGCCGTCGCGGTACAGATTGATGTAGCCGCACCCGCCAGCGTAGGGCGCCGTCTTGCGTTCGTCGAGGAACACTTCCAGCAGGATGTCAACCCACTCGCCCTTCTGGAAGGTGGCCGTCCACAGGGTGCGCGAGCTGCCGGCAAACAGGTTGCCCGATGCGGTGCCATTCCATTGGACCCGGACTGTGTCCAGGTCGCCTGTTTGTGACGACAGCTTCTGGCGCAGGCTCAGGGTGGCGGTGCGACCGTCGGGCGCTGTGGTGCAGTCCAGCCACAAGCTGGGGTTGGGTGCGCCTTTGAGCTGCCACAGCAAGAAGCCGTAATTCCAGCCCGTGGTGGCGTCATACGGGAAGTCATCTTCTTCCGGTATGCGGAAGCTCAGGTCCCAGGCCACGCGCTGGCGGCCGCTGATGGCCGAGAAGTTGGCCTGCACACGCGGGTGGCTGGGGGCCGGTGACCCAAAGCCACGCGGGCTGGTGAAGCGCACGTAGCCGTCGTAAAAGTCGATCTGGCCAGGCACTGACGCCATGGTCGGATTGCTAACCGTGATGGTGCCCGGGTCTGTCCAGTAGGGCGGTGACCCGCTGCCTGTGGGCACCAGGGCCTGCGCGTAGTTGAGGGTGCCGAGGTTGGCGGTGCCTGTGAGTGGGTTGACCAGCGTGTTGCGATGGCGCAGCAGGTCATGGAACGCGATGCGGGGCCGGTCCACGAAGGTGAGCTTGCCTGACTCCAGGTAGGAGTCCTTCTCGCTCAAGTTCTGGTACACGCCCACCGGGTTCAGTGCATTCAGCACCAGGTGGTTGCGGCTTTGCGTGCCCACTGCCATGAAGCCGGTGGCAGGGTCCAGCAAAGGGGCCGCCGCCAGCTCGACAAAGTTCTGGTCCAGGTCGGCCAGGCTGGGCGACGCGTCGCCCGAAAAGGTCCTCACGAGATGTACCCCACATCCCAGGTGATGAGGCCCGCCACGACGATGGAAGTACCGCCGTCAGGCGAGAATTCAACCGACGCGCTGCCGGTGCCCTCGCTGCCGCTGGTGGCGTTTGAAAAGCTGAAGCTCTTGGCGGCACTCAGGCTCTGCCACGCGCCCATGGCAGCGCCGCCGTAGGTGGTGACAACACCGTCGATGTTTGTCACGCGCACGCTCCAGGCGCTGCCAATGCCGGCAGTGATGGGCAAGAACCAGTCAGGGCTGCTGCCTGCACCAACGGCAGATGTGGCTCCGTTCGTCTCGAACGTGACCGACACGGTGCGCACACCAGGGCTGACGATGGACGTGTCCACCAGGTCCAGCGCCCAGGCGCTGTTGGCCGTGCCAAAGGCGGTGGCTGCCAGCACCGCAAGCGCACCACTCATGACAGGTTGCCCGTGATGGCGAAGACGTTGGTATCGACGCACACCAAAGTGGCCAGGCCCCATGCCGCAAGCGTGCGGTTGCCGGTATTGGTGGTGCCCGCCTGGTGCATGGTCACCCCCACGCCCTGGGTGATGGTTTGCGCCGTGGCTGACTTGTTGAAGATGACCACCGTGTCGCCTGCCGTTGCACTGAACACGCCTGCAGGCACAGTCACCCCGCCGGTGGTGATGCTGATGTGCTTGCCGGCGTCAGTGGCCTCCAGCTCGTAGCTGGCGGTCTGGGCGTTCTGCGGCAGGCCGCGATAGCCGATGGCTTTGCCGTCAACCGTGGCCGCCAACGTCAGCGCCACGCCGGCGGTGCTGATCGTCATCTGGTTGACGCCGCCGGCCGCGTAGGCGATGGTGTTCGCGGCCGGGAAGTAGACCCCGGTGTCGGAATCGCCGTTGGGGGTGAGTGTGGGCAGCGCCACGGTGCCGGCCTGCAGGCGCACCGTCTTGCCGGCTGAGCTGCCAAGCACGGTGTCGCCGGTGATGGTGACATCACCCACCGTGGTGGTGGAAATCGCCGCGTTGAACTCCGTCTGGAACAGCGGCAGCGCAGCAAAGAAGGCGTCGGCGCGGGTGCTGAAGTTGGCGCTGTCGGCGCGGCTGGGCGGGGTGGGCAGTGGGGTGAGCGACATCAGATGAGTCCTTCGATCTCAAGCGCGCACACCATGTGCGTCTTGTAGGCAACGACGATGGAAAAGTCCCGGTAGAAGCCGTAGACGATGAGCGGCGACAGCTCGGGGTCATCGCTGGTGACCCACACGCAGGGCGTGGCACGCAGCGCAGACAGCACCTTGAACGCGGCGGCAAACGTGGACCGCTGCAGCACCATCACGCACTCCAGCCGCTTGCTGAAGGCCCGCTGCACAAAGGTGGTGACGCCGAACTCGTCGGTGTCCTTGACCGAGTAGTCGGTGATGCCCACCTTGGGGCTCGCCTCGACATCGCCGAAGGTGTACGGCGTGCCCACGATGAGCGTGCCGCACTGCACCGCGCTGCCGCTGATGGTGACGATGAGCCGGCAGTTTGAATATGTGGGCAGGTCGGTGAAGATGGCCTCGGCCCGCTGGCCAAAGGGCTCCCACAGGTACTCGTACCAGTCGGTGATCACCGCGTCGTCCAGCGAGATCGTCTCGTCGTACACGGTGGGGCCGCCGGCCCCGTCGGTCATGACCACGTTCACCTCAGCGCCCACCGCATCCAGCACGGCCACCGCACTGACGCCGCCGGGCGCCAGCGTCACGACCAAGTCGCCGGTGTTCTGTGTGGCGGTGCTGACCTGGCTGTCGAACATGGCCCAGCGGTTGGTGGGGCCCACGTCCAGCCAGTTGGTGGTGTCACTCTCAGGCGCCGTGGCGGTGGTGCCGGCCACCACGCGCTCATACGTGCGGTGCGTAGTGGCGCGCACCACCTGCTGGCCCACGGTGTAGGCCGTGACGCCAGACCATGCGGTCTCGCCCGGGCCCGGCTCGGCAGCCGAGCTGGCGGTGACCATGGAGTCGACGATGGTGATGGGGCGAATGACCTTCATGCAACCCACCCTACGGTTTGGCCGTTCACAGACATTCGGTCCAGGATCTTCACGGTCTTGGACGTATTGAGTGCCACCGCCTCGATGCCGGCCTGCAGGGCCTCTTCGAGGTCGGCCAGCTTTTCGGCCACGACGTCTGGCGCGTCAGCAGCCCGGGCGAATCCACTCACGGGCATGATGGTGCGCACGTCACTGGACTGCGGCGCGCTGCTGGGGCTAACCTGCTGTGCAGGCGTCTGCACCTGGCCCATCCACGTCAGCGTGGCGGGCAGGCTTTGCAGCTCGGCGGCGATGCGCGAGGTTTCACGGGCCAGCGCCACCGGGTCGGCAGCCGCAGCGCGCACAGCGTCGACCAGGGCCTTGGCGTCCCCCACGATGCGGCCGGTGGCGGCCACGTCGCCGTTGCGGGCGCTGGCCAGGTCGGCCTGGTACACGGCACGGGCCGACAGCAGGCTGGTGCCACCGGTGGCCGCGCCGCGCAGCTCGGCAATGTAGTCGGCCACGCCCTTGCCGGCAGCCACCAGGTCTTTGCCCGAGTCGGTGATCTGGGCGAACGCATCGGCCACGCCCAGCAGCGTGGCGTACTGCGTGCGCCCTGCTTCGGTGGTCAGGTCGGCCGCGTCCACCAGGGCGCGGAACTCGTCGCGCGTGCTGGGCAGGGCCAGGCCCACGTCGGCCAGCGCCTTGCCGACCTTGGAAGTCTGCGCGGCAGCGCGCTCGGCGTCGGTGTAGAACTTCTCGTAGTAGCTGGTGGACGCCTGCTTGAGCGCGTCCAGCCCGCCAAAGGCGTCTGCAAGCGCCAGGGCCGCGCCGGCACCGTTCACGTTGGTCTGCAGCAGCGTGAGGCCCAGCTCCTTCAGCAGGTCGTTGACGGTGCCCAGCGACGTGGCCACGCGGTCCACGGTCTGCGATGTGGTCTCGCCGTAGATGGCCAGCGGCTTGAGCGCTTCGGCCCAGCCGGCCACCAGGGCGTCACCGTAGCTGGCCAGCGCGGCCAGGATGGCGGCCTTGTTGGCTTCGGCGTCCTTGCCCAAGCTGACCTTGATGTCCTTGCTGAGGCTGCCCAGCGCGGTGGCGGGCAGGCCCAGCACGGCGGCGTATTCCTTGGCCTTGTCCAGCACCGACTTGGCCGAGTCGTCCAGCAGCCGGCCGATCTCTTCGGGCAGGGCCTGCATCACCTCGTAGCTCTTGCTGCGCCGGAGCAGGCCGCCCCGTTCGTACACGTTCTGGTAGGCGCTGCCGGTGAAGTCGCCCGCGCCCAGCGTGCCGGTGATGCCGGCCTCGGTGACCTGGGGCGCAGCGCGGCCGATGATCTTGGCCACGGCGGTGGAGCCCGACAGAAGCGAGGCCAGCCGGTCTGACACGCCGAAGCTCTTGAGCAGGTCGGCCAGCGTGGCTTCAAAGGTGCCGATGATCCCGTAGGTGTCGCGGCCCACCTGGCGGGCCCCGCCGATGTTGAAGCCGTCGTTGTAGTCCTGGTTGGCCTTCCACACCCCGGCCGCGATGGCGGCGGCCCAGCCCGCGTAGGCGGCGTAGCTGCCCGTGGTGGCGCCGGCGCCCATGGCACCGGTGGCGCCCTGCGTGGTGGGCCCGGCCAGCCCGCTGGCCAGCGTGCTGCCCTGGTAGCCCGCCACAAACTGCGAGCCCATGGCGGTGCTGCCGGCAGCCTTGGAGACCAGCGCGGCCGCCGCGTTGCCGTACACGCTGCCGTTGGCGACATTGGTGCCGGCGCCCAGGTAGCCCGCCACGGTGTTGGTCACCGGCTGCACCACGGCCTGCACGATGGGGCGCAGCACCATGGTCTTGAACAGGTTGACGACGGTGTCGCGCAGGTTCGCGCCGAAGGTCTTGCCGTTTTCAAAGCCGCGCATCAGGGCATCGGTCAACGCCTGCTCGATCTGGTTGGCGGCGCGCTCCCACTCGCGCGCGGCATCCTTGGCGGCCTTGGCACTGGCGGCTTCCCAGTCTTTGGCTGCCTTGTCAGCAGCGGCGTCGGACTCTTTGGCGGCCGCCACGGTGGCGATGCCCTGGCGCAGGGCGATCTCTTGCCGCAGTTGTGCAATGCGGGCCTGGCGGCGCTCGTACTCGGCCACGTCCAGGTTCTTGTCCAGGATGCGGATGGCCTGGATCTCAAGCAACACGGCCTGCTGCTTGAGCTGCTGCGTGACGACATCGGCCAGCACCTGCTTGCCGGCCACCAGTTCCACGTAGCGGTCGCGCAGCTGCTGCAGATCCTTCTCGCCGGCGGCCAGACCCTTGTCCAGCCCCTCGAAGTACTTCTCGTGCGCGGTGGCCGCTTCGCGCGAGGCCTTGGCCTCGGCCTCCAGCGCCTTCTGGCTTTCGGACTTGCCAGACTTTGGCTCGCTGAAGTACTTCTCCCGCAGCGCAGCCACGCGGCGCTGGATGGCTTCGGACTGCTCGCCCGCGGCCACGCCTTCGTTCACGGTCTTCAGCACAGCCGCCTGGTACTGCTGGATCTTGGGCAGGTAGCTCAGCTCGTCCTTGCGGTAGTCGGCCAGCAGCTTGACCTGGCGGGCCTGGTCTGCAGCCAGCGCGGCCTGGCTGGCCTGCAGCCGAGCGCTTTCGCGCAGGCCGGCCAGCACCTGCTCGGCTTCGGTAGCCTGGTCGGCGAGCGACTTGCCACCGGTCAGCGCGATCCAGAAGTCACCGGGCTTGGCGACGCCCTGGTTGTTGGCCGACAAGCGCAGGCGGCGGGCATCGCTTTCCATGCGCTTGATGGCCTTTTCCAGGTCGTCACCCCGGCCAATGTCCAGGATGCCGTCCAGCGCTTCTTTGCCGGCCTTCTTGATGCTGAGCCAGCCGCGCTCGATGGAGCCCAGGTTCTTCAGCAGGTCGGGCGTGCGGCTGTCCACCGCGTCGGCATAGCTTTCCTGCGCCAGGCGGGCGGCTTCGGTGGAACGGCCCTGTGCTTCGAGCGCCTTGATCTGCTCGTACACCGAGCGGGTGAGGTAGTTGGTGCTCTCGTTGAGCTTGAGCGATGCGGCCAGCGGGTCTTTGGCCAGCGCTGCAAAGGCCTTGGCAGTTTCTTCGGCGGCCGGGCCGCCCACGCTTTCAAGCCGCAGGGCTGCGGCGGTGAAGCGCTCCAGGTTGTCAGCGGCCACGCCACCCAGGCCGGCCAGCTGGTTGAGCACTTCAGCAGCGCGGCCCTGCGAGCCCGCACCGATGGACCGCACGGCGGCCGCCATGGTGCTGAGCTGCCCGGCGGTGACGCCGGCCGCCTGGCCACTGAGGATGAGCGTGGACTGGTAGGCCTGCGCTTCACCCGCGCCGGCCCTGTAGGCCAGGGTCAGGCCGGCAGCCGCTGCAGCGGCCACGGTGTAGGGGTTGACCAGGCTGAGCAGGTAGCCGCCCAGCGCGCGGGCCGCGTTGCCGACGCCGCCAAACATGTCTTTGAGCTGGCCGCCCTGCTGCAGCAGCACCGTGAGCGGCGCCTGGCCGCCCTGCAGGCTGGTGAAGATGTCGGTGAACTGGGCCGGCACGCCGCGCATGGCGGCGGCGGTCTGCTTGGCCGACACGCCGATCTTGTCCATGGAGCCCGCCGCCATGTCGGCGGCGCGTTTGGCGGCCTCGTACTGGGCGATCAGGGGCTTGATGGCCTCGACATTCACACCCAGTTGCTGGGCGCGGAGTTCCATGTACTTGGCGCTGCCCTTGCCGCCTTCAGCCGCAGCCTGGTAGGCGGCTGTCTCGCGTTGCAGCATGGCCGTAAAACGGCCCGTAGCCCGTTCGGACTTTGCCGCAGCCCTGTCAAAGCCTTCGGCCATGGAGTCGGCACCCTTGCCGACCTTTCGAGCGGACTCCACGGCCTTGCCGGCCATGTTTTCCATGGTGCTGACCACACCGGCAGCGCCACGCTCCACGCCGGTGGCGTCAAGGCCTACGCCGAGCTGGACATCGTTCTGGTTGTTGGTGGGCATGGGGGTGGGGTCAGTTGGATTCAGCCATCGCCTTCAACGCGGCGTCTTCAAGCGTGCGGACGTCTGCATACAGCTCGTGCCACTGTTCGTCCGTCAGGCGCATGCGGTCCATGCGCATGAACAGCGGCGTGTAGTCCAGGGCCGTGGGGCCCGCAAAGCCAACGCGCCACTGGCCCGACATTTCGCAGAACAGCACCCAGGCCGGCCAGTTCTCGGGCCAGACCTCGATCTCTGCGCTGGCATAGAGGTAACCCAGGTCGAAGCCGTTGGCCGGGCCGCTCGCGGGCTTGGTGTAGCTCGCACGGGCGGCCCCGATCAGTTTCCCAGCCGGCCTTCGGTGATGACGGCGCGGTAGTCGTTGATGATGGCCAGCGCCACGCCGGGCAGCTCGTCGCACATCTGCACCACGGCCTGGCGGGTGAAGTCCTCGGGCAGGTCCCAGCCGTCCACGATCTGCATGATGTAGTCGGCGTTGGTGTCGCGCGTGGCTTCCAGCGCGGCCTGCAGGCTGAAGGCCACGTCTTCACCCGACGCGCTGGCCGGCGTGACTTTGGCGGCCTGCAGCAGCTGGTCGACAAAGGCGCCGAACTCGGCGCGGGTGCGGTACTTGAACAGCAGCTCGATGGTGCCCTGCTCACCTTCGGGCAGGGCGATGGTGAGCTTGCGCTTGAAGTTCTTGGGCCGGGTGCCCAGGGTGATCTTGGCCATGTGGGGGTCCTTCGCGGGGGAGTGGAAAGCCCGTGCCCAGCGCGCCCTCTCCCGCGAAGAAGAGAAACGCGCCGGGTCGGTGCAGGCGGTGGGCCCGGCGCCAGGGCGCCGGGCGGGCCACGTCAGGTGGCGTAGCCGATGGCGCGGCCCAGCAGGGTGATCGCGCAATTGACGGTGTTGACCTGGTTGGCGTTCAGGCTGGGCATCTCGCTGGTGGCCATGTAGCCGTAGCCGTAGGTGGTGGCGCCACCGCTGAGCTGCAGCTTGAAGGCCACCTTGCTGAGCTTGCGGCTGATGCCCAGCATGGTCTGGTACACGGCGTTGGAGGCGTCGTGGCCCATCGTCAGCGTGATGCTGGTGGGGTTGAAGCCCGTGGGCACGTTGATGCCGTTGCGGCGGGCCAGCGGGTTGACCGTGGTGTAGCGCGGGTCGCCGCCGTTGCTGGAGATGGTCAGCACCTGCGGGATCTCGGTCCAGCCGCTGATCTTCTGGGCCGTGCTGTTGGCACCGCCGCCGGCCGAGTAGAAGCCGGTGTCGGTGGTGTCCAGGCCCAGCAGGCTGAAGGTGTCGGCGGTGAGCTGGTCAGCCTTCCAGACCGTGTCGGTGGCGTCTTCCCACCCGGACGTGAGCAGCAGCTCGTCGTTGTCCACGTAGCCGTGCGCCACCGAGGTGGCCACCGTGGGGTTGGCGTTGCTCATCGTCGCCAGGGTCTTGGCGGCAGCAAACGTGTTGGAGAAGTAAAACTTCGCACCTTCGGGGAATCCGTAAGCCATGATTTCAGCCTTTCAAGTTGGACAAAGTGCCGCTCTTCTGCGGCGTTGTTGCGCCCTCGTCGGGCAAGAAAAAGCCGCCTCGGGTTGCCCCTTGGCGGCTTGTGCGTGGCTGCGTTGACCAGGTCAGCGCAGGCTGTAGATGTCGAAGTCCTGGATGCACCCGTACAGCCGCACCTGGTCAGGCGTGGCGTCTTCGGTGACGTTGCGGGGTTCACCCAGGGGCATGGCGGTGAACACGGTGGACGCACACAGGGCGTCTTCAATGGAACGGATCAGGGCCAGCGCGGCCGCGCGTGATGTGGCCCACACGTTGATCTGGAATTGCGTGTGGCGCTTGTCGGAGGCGGTCTTGTCCAGCCACCGCAGCGAGCGGCCGCCAATGCCCTGGTAGGTGACGTAGGGCAGCGGCGTGCCCAGCTCGGCCACGTCAGGAGCCACACGCGGGCACAGGGCCTGCAGCGCGGTGGTGAGGCTGGCTTCGATGGTCACTTCAGGACCCCGCGCTCTTTCAGCTCGGCCATGTAGCGGTCGTGCACGGCCTTGCGCACCTTTTCAGCCTGGTCACGCGCCGGGCGGATGAACGGATGCGCCGGCGCCCGGGAGGTGCCGAACTCCACCATGAAGCCGTAGGGCACCTTCTTGTGGTTCCAGGCCACGTGGTAAGTGGCGTAGCCCTGCCCGCTGTTGTCCTTGCTGTAGACCTGGTAGATGGACGCCTTCAGGGCGCCGGCGTCGAACCAGTACTTGGTGCCGTACTTCTGGAAGCTGGTGCCGTGGAACCAGTGGCCCTTGACGCTGGTGGGCACCAGCTCGCGCACCCGGTCGTAGAAGATCTGGGCACCCGCCTGGGCCGCAGGCCGGGCTGCTTCGGCGCACTGGCCCACCAGGCTGCCCAGCCGGGCGCGCAGCCCGCTCAGGTCGGCAGTGACGGTGAACGTGCTCACACCGGGGCCCCTGCGGTGCACATCAGCTCAAGCGTGTGCCGGCCGCCGTCCACGTCGATCGGCTGGCCCACGATGGCATACGCCACCCCGCCCCACACCACTTGCATGGCACTGGTGACGCCGGCCCGGTAGCGCAGGCGGAAGCGCACCGTGGCCTCGCTCTGCGAAGCGCTGGCGGCCAGGAATTCGCGGCCGCGCAAGGGCTGGGCCTGGGCCCAGACGGTGCAGACGTCTGACCACCCGGCCACGCGCTGGCCCAGGGCGTCTTCTGACGCGCTGGGGGCGCGCAAGGTGACGCGCTGGTCCATGCGGCCGGCCGATGGGGTCACAGGTAGACCCTTTCGGCGTCCAGCAGGCCGTCCACAAAGCGGTTGGGCAGATCGGCCACCGAGTAGCCCGCGGCGAAGGCCTCGCGGTTGCGGTACAGCGCAGCGATCTGCATCAGCATCCAGGCCACCAGGTCGGCGGGCACATCGGTGGCGGCCGGGCCGTAACCGGCGGTGAAGCGCACACGCACCGCGTTGTCGGCCACGTAGGTGCCTGGCCAGCTGCTCACCGGTACCACAAACCCGGGCTTGGTGGCGGCGTCCAGCGTGTAGGCGCCCGGGTCCAGGGTCTGCAGGGCGCCGGCGGCGTCCAGGTACTTCACCGACTCAATGCTGAGCACCTTGGGCTTGTCGAGCTGGATGGCCGCCTCGGGGAATTCGGCCAGCACCAGTTCCCAGGTCTGGGTGATCAGGGCGCGCTGCGTCTGGTGTTCTGCCATGCGGCGCGCGGCCACGATGAGCGAGCCGATCAGCGTGTCTTCGGCGTCATGGTCCACCCGCAGGTGCACTTTGGCGTCGGCCACCGTCACGGGTTCGACGGTGGGGGCCGTGATCAGGGCAAGGCTCATGGTCAGAAGGCAATCGAGCCGTCGGAACGGTTGCACCACTCACCGTCCCAGCGCACGTACACGTCACCCTGGCGCCAGTAGGTCAGCGACTCCAGCTGCGTGGGCGACAGCACAAGGATCGAGCCGGCGGCGACCTTGTCGTCCAGGTCAGCGAGGAAGTCGCGGAAGTGGGTGGTGCCGCTGTCGTTGGTTGCCGGGTTCGTACCGTCGTTGTCCAGAATGTTGTGCGTGTACGCCACCAGGCCGTCACCGCACGCTGCGGCATAGTCCAGGCCGCGCTGCAGGCCGTTGCCGGCATACGTGTCACGGGTTGTCGACGTTTCGGCGCCACCGCTGGGGCGGATGGTGAACTCGGTGTAGGGCCTGTTGAAGCGGCCGCGCGGCGGCACCCAGCCGCTCATGCGGGCGCCAGACTCAGAGTAAGGCGAGTTGAAGAACGTCGTGAATTTCGCGTCCCACGGGTCGATCCCGTACTCGGCATCAGAGCAGTCTGCGCGGCCGGCTTGAATGCCCAAGTCCTTCAAGATGCCGGCCATGTCGGCGCCACCGTTGTACCGGCCCGTGTTGGTCAGCCACTGCGCCCAGCGCGTGCCGCGTGCGTTCTTGCCGCCCAGCGCGCCACGGATGGCGGCCTGCTGCAGCGCAAGCACATTCAACACGGCGGCTTCAGTCTGGCCGGCAGTGCCGTCCAGCGGTATCGGCGTGGCGCCGCTGAGGTAGTGACCGTGCTGCATCACATCGTGGCCCTGTGCAGCCAGCGAGGCCAGTGTGCTCAGCGTCGGGTAGGTAGTGACACCTGACGTGCTGCCGTCCACACGGTTGCCGCTGACGCCGAGTTTCCAGCCGCGCTGGTTGAACGCAGCCACTGCAGTGTTGATGAACGACTGATAGGCGCCGTCGCCGATGACCGTGCAGAACCCGACGGGCCAGTCGGGCGAGTAGATGCGGTCGATCCACAGGTTGACCGGGGTGCCGGCATTGACCTGGTTGACCGTGAACACCACACCGCCGGCATCGTAGTAACGCGCCGTGCGGTCCCAGGCTGCAGCAGTGCCCACCAGGGCGGGTTTCTTGTCGCTGTGGAAGATCAGCGTGCGCCACTGGTTGTTCCAGACTGCAGCCGCTGCCGTGGCCGTGCAGCCCTCGGGACTCACGTTCGCTTCAATGACTTTGAAGTACTGGTAGCTGTTGGTGTCGCCAGGCTTGCTGAAGCCGATGTACAGCCGCTGGATCTGCGACCAGTCGTCGCACCGAATGCGGACATGCACGCGGGCGCCGATCTTGAAGGCGGT